TGCCCGGCGTATTGTAAAGCAAAGTCGATAAGGCCATCGACCCCGCATCTTCGGTGATCTCCTTTGGGGAAATAAACATACCGTTCTGAAGAATTAACATCTCGCCGGGCAAGATCTGCTTGGGATCCACCTTCGTATTCAAGCCCTTATCAAATGAGACTGCTAGTTTTTGAGGGCTTAAGGGCACTTGGGTTCTTCCTTTCTTAAAAGATAGCGATATTTACGGTGACATTCGCAGTTGTATTTAAAGCTAAAAATTCCGTGGGACTGGTTTCCGTGGCTTGAGAATCCCAAATATTAGCCTGCGCGTTCTGTCTCACGATGAACCATCCTTGCAAAGTTCTACCGATCATGATCGGGACCTGATTGACTGATCCAGTCGTTAAAATGACATTTTGTAAGATGATACATGCAGCAATGGGATTAGATAGGATCGGCATGAGAGACGCTCCCAGAGCTTGTTGGAACTGATTGAACTGCCTATCTTCTGTTTGTTGATAAGGAATTTTAATGGTCATTTAATAAGCTCCCGTTCCATAGCCTGAACCACTTCCACTTGGCCACCAGAGATCTCCCCATTGGTTGTCCGCCACTACCGTCGGAGAGCCTGCATCTCGATTCTCTGCGGCTGCTTCAATGCGTTCTATCAGAGCTAATTTCTGATTCACAAAGACGCTCGTATCACTCTCTTCTTTTGCTAGAGCTTTGATACAGGCGTCCACAATCACGTATTCCCCCCAACCGCTGATTTGATCGAGTGTATCGGTAGGAGCTACCAAAGTGATGAGTTCAGGGACATACCAAATTCGCATCGTCTGATTGGCTGATGGAATAGGAGTCAGCCAGATTTGATTCTCATTGAGCCTATACCTCATGTTCGTGACGCCATAGAAAGACTGGAAGTTAGGAACGGCAAAGCGATTGCGATCTGAGAAATTGAAAGGCCTGATTGTCACCCAAGAGTCCTGATTCAGTCCATTTGAAAGAGACAAATCAACGCCGAGTAGCTTATAAAAATCAGCGGGCAGATTAAAGAATTGATTCACCCCGTCCGTCACAAAGGTATAGGGAATCTGAACATAGTAATTATTCCCATAACACTGAACAATCAAATCATAGAGTTCGAAATAGGATTGATTAATATAGCTCGTTAACTCGGTATCTGTGACGAATTGGGAATTCACGAAGTCAGCACGCTGTCTCACCGCCGCAATGAGCTGAGTGAGGGTCAAAGTCGTGGAAGTGGACATGTCCTACTCCATTTCTTGATTACGCATCTCGTGATGAAAAGCCTTCATCGCTTCCATGAGATCGTGTGCGGATTTAGATTCAAACGCCATGATCATATCTTCGCAGATGGCTTTCATGGCGCTTGAACCTTCCTCCATTTCTTCCTCGGGCTTCATCTCCCCCATTCTTTCAGAGCCGTCAGGCTTCATTCGATCTAAAATGACAGATACGGTTTTTCTGTTTCCTGGGATGATCATGATTACTCTCCTGCGACCAATACGGATGAGTTACTCAGATAAAAGCTCATGCCTAAAACTGAGTTATTGGCTGGCGCGGTGGCAACTCCTGGCGATCCTTCCATCGTGCGAACCAGAATGTAGGGATGCTGACCGCCTCCTGGGGGATTCAGCTGAATAGTCGTATTCGGATCTCCCACGACTTCTAGGTACTGAATCCCAGCTCCATTCACAGCAGGGATCTGAACCTGACCCGTGCCTGTGCCTGTGAAAGTGTTCCCAATGAAGGAGACACCGACTTGGGCCACAGTTCCGGCTGGAACCCCTAAGAGCTGCCAGTTGGCTTGAGTCGTTGTCCCTACTACCGTGATGATATAAACAGTCCCTGCGGTCAGCCCTGCAGTGACCAGAATAGGCGTGCCACTCGTCTGAGTCACAAACCCACTAAAGCCGCCATAGTACTTGTAAAACGACCCATCCAAGAACACTTTGAAGTACCCGACAGGGACATTATTCCCCGCTATCGGTACCGTGGAATGTCCAAAGACTTGAAAGATCCCAGGACCTTTTAAGTTCCGTTGACCGAATCCATTTCCATTCGTCGAATCGATCACGAAATTGCAATCGAGGAGAACGGGAGTGATATGCCGTGTGTAGAAAAACTGACGATAGAGTGCATTTGACATACATGCTCCTTATTGTTCCGTGACGGGAAGAGGTAGAGGGTTCACAGTGACGGTAGAGGCAGTCGGAGTCGTCACGCTTCCATCACTGCACACAATGCTAGCTGTGATCGAATACGTGCCTGTTCCTGCTCCAATCGGACCTGTGGAGGGAGCAAAGAAGGTGGTTTGATAAGAGAGTCCTAACGTCCCACCCGCAGGCACCGCAATGGCAGCTCCGGGACCTAAATTGACCACTCCCTGAGCTACGGACACAACACTGAACGTGTCTCCCGTAAAGGTGCAAAAGGGAGTGACTGAAATGACATTGAGCGCACCCGATCCTGAGTTATTGATGATCAGTGTGTTCGTACACGGCTGATTGATCAAAAGCGTGGTCGGGCTAGATGAGATCGTTGCAGTAATAGCCATAAAATTCCTTTCTTAAAAAGAGGTGAAGGAAGAGACCGGGGGGCCGGAAACTCTCCCTTCACCCGAGTGGAGCAGACCGTTAAGCAGAAAACTGCACAACAGCATTCCAGCCTGGAGCATTCGTTCTCAGTTGCGCATAATACCCAACGCGGACTTCGCCCGCATCTGCATTATAAACTCGAAGCATCTCTAGCCCATCGCCGTAGCGAAGGATCTGAGGCGCTTCACCCAAGGATTCCAAACACCAAGTGTCCATCTGTAAAAGATAACCAGTGAATACCTGACAATTGCGATCAGGGAACACCTTGATCATGGAATTCGCTCCATTGACCATGATGCCTCGGAAAGCGATTTCAGCTGGGCCTTTGAGGTCGATGTATTGAACTTTCGAGCCCAAACTCTTTTCGAGAGCCGAATAGCTGCCAAAATTAGTCACACATACATTGGGCTTCCCGCCTTCTCTTGCTAAAAGCGAGCTAGAGTCAATCAGGGCTTCCTCGATTGATTCCCCAGTTCCGTTGTAAGTCACACCGGCTAGACGCACTGTATCAACTGACCGATTCACTCCAAAGAATGAATCAGTGGCAACAGGAGGTGTCACTGGAATCCAAGCAGCCAGTCCTTTCACTTTCAGGTTACTATCGCCCTGCACGACCAAGAACGAATTGGTTACCCAAGTCGCTGATGGAGTCGCTGGTGAAGTGAAGGTGAATTGCCCGAGACTGCGATTGACGGCTGTGATCACGCCTACATCGGTAGAGGGTGTACCTCCATCGGTGAGAGTCGAGATCAGATACATATTGATTTCAAACTGCACGATATCAGCTGCATTGACCAGCTGCACAACTGATGTAAACGGACCTGCGCCTGTCGTCGCGATGGTCAGGATTTGACCAATCGAGCCTGTTCCTGAACGGAACAAGGCAGAAGCAAGAGAATTAGTGATCGACCGAATCGCTCCATCGATGACTAATTTTGAGCCTTCTAAGAAGGCCATCTTATCAGTCCGGCTGGCTAGCATCGTCTGATTGTCCAAAGTGGCTATGGAATAGTCACTCGAACGGGTGAGTAAAAAGGATTCAATTTGAACAGGTGATTGATTTCCCTGCGCGTTGCTAAACGTGCTGGATCGGCCTTGGCTTACGCCTGTGATAATCGGGACTGGCTTGTATTTACCACCAAAGTCAGTATTTTTCTTAACCATGGCTAAGAAAGGATTATCAGCATAGACCAAATTTTCAACAACCTGCCCATCATAGAGTTCCTTCAAAGCCGCGTTCATCGCGGTGAGGTCTAGATAGGCGCCCATTGTATTTCTCCTAAAATGAAATAACGGAATGTGAGCAAACGGCTCGTTTTGTTCGACTGTTCCCGTGATTCAAGATCGGGTTTGATTGAAATAGAACGCCCAGAAAGATCTGTGTGATCCTCACCACTTCCCCCCAGGGAAAGAGGACCACCTTGGTAAGGTAAGTGCGTTTTTTACATTACTCAATCTTAATTTCAGGATTTCCGGGTTTGTCTAGTGCAGGAATAAAAGTTTATTCGTGCTCTCTTTCTGATAATGGCAGGACATCTGATTTTGGGTCAGATTATCTAGGTTCGAATCCTAGTCTTCCAACCACCCTCGTATTTTTTACTAATCTTGATCGAAACTCATCCGCAAACTCCGTTCTTTAGGGCGGAGTCAAGGATGAGCAAGCCTTTAGGCTTGCGTTCCCTTTCCCGATGCGGCATACGAAATATAGATCTTTGAAAATGAGATATACGGTTTGAGGGAAAACAATCTGTCCCTCTATAAAATCTAAAAAGTATAACGTCACCCGGGGAACACGGGAAAGTGCGCGCGGAGGGCAAATCAGTCGGCAAGAGAGTGGAATATCTCAACGGTCGCAAGCTCGTGGAAACGCGAATCGGGGGAGAGGAGGCAATGGTGCCGAACTGATCCCGGGAAGCTCCGGTATTTATACCGGAGAGCTGTTCACTGAGAATCATTCATTTTTTAACCTAACTTGGCCAATGCCCGCCGAATCCGGTCATTCTCCACCGAAGGAGTCAGCATCGAAGGAGCGCTAGACAGCATCTGATTATTGAGTGTCTTAGAAGTGGATCTTTCTTCATCAGGACCAGACTGAGTCTGCACTTGAGGAGGAGAAAGGAGGGAATGTCCTTTGGTCACTTCATCCCTTAAATAACCCTCTACCAGGTCGGCTGCTTCCTTCATGGAAAGAAGCTTAGGCTTACCCTGAGCGCGTGTCCTTCTGAAATGCTCATGCGTCGTAGCTAGGACCATCTCATGAGCGTCATAGGCGTTGAGTAGCTTATAATCCGTATCATTCGCCGTCGTGAATTCCGCGATGCCTTCCCTGTAATCATTCAGCTGCTCTTCATATTCCTGCTGAGCTGCGGCGACCTGCTGCTGAATCTGACGCTGCTCTTTCTCATACTGCGCTTGCTTGAGTCGCTCGATCTCATCTTTCACCCCATTGATCTCAGCTTCGGGGGTAGGCTTCTCACCATTCAGAACGTAGTTCGTGAGATCTGTATAATTCAGACCTAAGCTTTCTAATGTTTTGATGGGATTGATCTTGGCGCTTTGTCTGAGTTGATCAAAATTCCTCACCTGCTGCTCCCGGTGCCTGAGCTCTTGATCATAGCGCTTCATTTCCATGCGCTTTTGGAGCATGGCTCGTTCCATCTGAGCAATGGCA